CGGTCCACTTCACCCCCGACTGGCAGATGGGCTCGAGGATGTAATGCCAACGATTCGCATTCCCGTTTCCCAGCCATCGAATCAGCGCGGCACCGGGTTCGTATCGAACCGGGACGCCTATCGCTCGAACGTGATGGACGAGGTCTATCAGGACAAGATCTACACGGTCAAGCGGCCAGGATATGCCCTGACCCAGGCGCTGGGCGCCGGCACCGGACAGGGGATCGTCAACTACGGTGGCATCTTCTACGCCGTCATTGGCGATTCACTCAAGGCCTCGGCTGCAGCCCCGGCCAGCGGAGCGACCGGAGCGACCTGGGCCAACATCGGCAACGCCCCGTGGGCGGTTCGCACCGTATCCGGGGTGGTGGTCATGGGCGGCTCGATGTACGTCATGGCCGGCTACTCAGTGGTGAGCGCTGCCGATGTGGTCTACAACGACGTGTGGTCCTCGGTCGATGGCGTCAACTGGACGATCTGCACTTCCTCTCCGCCGTGGAACGGGCGCGATGGCTTCGCCTCGGCGGTACTGAACGACAAGATCTACGTCATCGGCGGCGAGGACGTTGCCGGCAATCGCCTGAACGATGTCTGGTCCTCGCCCGATGGCACGACGTGGACGCAGGAGACAGCCGCCGCTGCCTTCTCGAAACGCTGCGCCATGGGCTGTCTGTCGAACAACAACGGCATCTACATCTTCGGTGGCCGCGACACGACCAAGCTCGGAGCCAACGCTCCGCTGGCCGACATCTGGTATTCATCCAATGGTTCCACATGGAACAATTTGCAGATCAACGGCACCTCGTGGAGTGCGCGATCGCACGTTGCCGTGTTCTTCTACAACAACGTCTTCTACCTTGCCGGCGGGCTCGAGGGCGCGAGCCCGGGTACCGCCGTCAATGACTGCTGGTCCTCGCCCAACGGCCAGACGTGGACGAAGATCGCAAACGCACCCTTTCCTTCGGCGAGGTACATCCCCGGCTATGCCGTCTACAACAAGAAGATGTACCTCGTCGGCGGATTCGGCGCAGCGGGGGCTCTGGCCGATGTTCTCTCCTCGACTGATGGCATCACCTGGACGACGGTGACTGGCGCCGGAGCGTTCGGCCCTAAGGGCTTCACCCCGATGGTGGTCTTCCGCACGCCGTCCTCGGTCAGCGCAAAACGCTACGACACCATGTGGTTCTGCGGCGGGGTGTCGACCGGCCCGACAGCCTTCTACAACACGGTCTACTACGCAGTGCTTGACATCGTGACGCCGACGACCAATGCCTTGGCGCCTGCGGTGGCGGGTCAGCCGTTCCAGTTCAACTCCTTCGTCGAGGGCACCAAGCTCCTGGTCAAGAACCAGTGCGGCCTCTGGGTCTGGGACGAGGGCGGAGTGACCAAGGTCACCGACGCGGGTTATCCGGCGACGACGGTGCCGGGGCTAGTGGTGCTCGGTGCCTCGGCCTACGTCATGGACCCGACGGGGTTGATCCGTAACTGCGTGCTGGACGACCCGTATCAGTGGCCGTCCCTGAACGCGCTCGGAGCCGACTACGCCGACGATCCTGGGGTGGCGATCGCCAAGTACCAGAACTATCTGGTGGCGTTTGGGACGTACACCATCCAGTTCTTCTACGACGCCGGGGTGAATCCGGGGAGTCCGTTGTTGTCCTATCTCAACTCGAACATGAAGATTGGTTGCGCTGCAGCAGCGACGGTGGCCGAGGTCGGCAACACCATTGTCTGGGTATCGCAGACGCAGCAGCTCGAGCGGCAGGTGATGGTCTTCAACGGTCTGCAGCCGACGCCGATCTCGACGCCGTTCATCGACAAGATCCTGAGCGAGGCCAACCAGACCAACATCAACGGCATGGCGATGGGGGTCGATGGGCACCTCTTCTATCTGCTCAACATCACCGACAGCAACGGAACGCTGCAGACGCACGTCTACGACTTCTCGACCAAGAACTGGTATCTCTGGGACACGCCATACTTTCTTTCTGGCTTCAAGTTTGCCGGCTACTGCATCAGCTACGCGCCCAAGGGCTACTATATGCTCGGGGCGACGGACGGCAACATCTACAACGTCAGCACCAACTACCTGACCGATGCCGGCGTTTCGTTCGCGGTCACGATCCAGACCGACAAGTTCGATGCCGGCAACAATCGCACCAAGTTCTGGGGTCAGTTCGAGGTCATCTCCGACAAAAACGCTGGAACTCCCGACATCTACTTTGCCGACAACGACTACAACACCTATAGCGTAGCCCGCACCGTTGACCTGAGCACACCGCGCCCGATCTTGTATCGCAATGGATCGAGCCGAAACCGGGCCATACGCTATGTGCAGACGGATGCGAATCCGCTACGCCTCGAGGCTTTCGAGATGACCTACGAGCAGGGGCTCTGATGGCTGAAGGCGACGCACTGCGCGGTCCTGACTGGACGCCCAAGAACGATCCTGTTGCGTATCAGCAGCAGGTGGAGGAGTCGGCCAAAGGGCAGGACTTCAAGGGGAAGTTCGTCGCCAACCAGACTCCGGCCTCGGGGGTGGCGTTCCAGGGCGACCCGGCACTGAGTCTTGCCGCTGCGCGGAAGTTCGATCCCAATGCCAAGCTCACCTCGACCTGGGTGCCGGGGACGGCCAACAACAGCGAGACAGGCGGCAAGAGCAATGGCTACTGGTCGAATGCGATCGACTATGACCAGAGCAAGGTGCCGCAGATTGGCGCCGGCTGGAATCTGACCAAGGATCAGCAGTCGAATCTGATCGGAGTTCCCGGCAATACCAAGGAAGAAGCGGCCAAGCACTTCAAGTATCTGCGCGATCCGAATGCCTTCAAGTTCGATCCCAACTATGGCTGGGTGACCGACAAGCGCAACATCATCGAGAAGGAGGGAACCGACTGGATCGGTATCCTCGGCCCGATGCTGGTGGGCGGCTTCGCGGGACTGGCCGGCGCTGGATTAGCAGGGCAGGCTGCGATGGGCGGCTTCAATGCCGCCAGGAGCATTTCATCCGGCGGCAGTCCTCTGGGTGCGGGGCTCGGCTTCCTGGGCGGGCTCACCGGAATCCCCGGTGCTGGGACGGTAGGGAGTATCGTAGGCAGCAAGATCAATCCGGCGAAGAGGCCCGGAACACCGACGCCCACATCGCAGTTGATCCAGGCCAGCGGCGGGCAGGGCAGTCTAGGCACCCAGCGCAACACCCAACAGATGTCCCCACAAATGCAGAAGTTGCTTAGTACTCCGCAAGGACGGCAATTTCTGAAGCTCATTCTTAGCAGAGGTTGATATGGCGCTGTCAGATACTCCATCTCCAGTTGGGACTTCGGGTGGCTCAGGAACCATGGGGACGGGTGACTTACTCACCCAGTTCTACGACCTCATTTCCGGCGTCAGCGGCAAGGATGTCAATCGCGCCAAGGAAGCTGCATCTCTTGCCGATCCATTTGCCTCGCAGCGAGGACAGTATCAGAAACAGTTGCAGGGGCTGCTGACCGATCCCAATTCGTTCAAGACCGATCCCGGCTACCAGTTCGCCTTGGGGCAGGGACAGGAAGGAATCAGCCGCGCCTCGAATGCTCTCTACGGAACGCAGCGCACTGGGCATCTCGCGCCGGAGCTCGCCAAGTTCACCGAGGGCTATGCCAGTCAGGCCTATGGCGATCGGATCAATCAGTTGATGCAATTGTCGGGAGCGAACACCGGATCGCCGGCTGCGGCGGGACAGTTGCTTGCCGGAGGATTTGCCAACCAGGACAAGTCGCTTGCCGGTGGTGCTGCTGGTATCGGCACGCTGCTTGATATGCTGACGCAAGGAATGGGCGGAGGATCAGGTGGCTTGCTTGGAGTAATCAAGTCTATCCTGGGCGGCGGAGGAGTCGGTGGTGGTGCCGGACCTGGAGGAAGTGTTGATCCAGTTACCGGAGAGATAACCTATGGTACGGGTCCGGGTGCATCAACCGGCGTTGGTGATCAAGGTGGATTCCCAGGAGATCCTAACTACGGTATTGGTGAGCCAGTCGATCCCGGCTTTGACATAGGTGGTCTTGGATTGTTCGATCCATAGGAGTCATCATGCCTCTCACCCAGAACCTGTATGACCTGCTGCAGAGTCAGGCGAACATCCAAGACACTCGCGCCCAGACTGAGCAGAGGCAGTTGTCTGCAATGGCGCTGAAGCAGCAGATGCAAGAGCAGGACATGAAGATGAAGGAGCGGGATGCGACCAAGCAAGTACTCATGCAGACGCTTGCTGGTGGTCCTGCGGCTCAAGTCGACAAGTCGCTCGATCCGGCAGAAACCGATACCACCATCATCGCTGCCAAGAAAGAGATCCAGCGGATGAGGATCGAATCGCAGCAGAGCTCGAAGATGGCGCAGGAGATCCTTAAAGCCGGCGGCAGCATGGAGGCGGCAGAGCAGTATCGCAAGGATGCGATCAACGCCACCTCTCGCGCTGGGCTTGCTCAGTCGCGCCTATTGAACGAACAGAAGATGGTGGCGCAGGAGATTGGCGGAATTGCCGGAACGGCCAACAGCGCCGACAAGGCCGGCAATTTCCAGTTTGCTGTAAACCGCATCAAGGAGCTCGATCCAGAGCTATATAAGCGCCTATCGTTTGACAAAGACGTGATGGGGAATCCCGTTCCAGGAAATACGTCCACGCAGACTATGGATGCATTATTCCGTTCATCAATGAGCGCAGAAAAACAACTTGATCGAGACATAAAGATTACAGACCAGCAGCGCAAGGATCAGGAAACGCAACTCAAGATTGAGGATGAGAAGCGCAAGGAACAACTCACCAAGGCGCAGGTTGCTCGAGCACAGGCTGGTGTAGAAAAGGATCTTGCTCAGGCTGAGAAGTACAAGTCCCAGACTGGAGAGCAGAAGGCCAAGTCGCAGCGCCTGGATCAGATGGCGGCGAAGCCGGCCACTCCTGCGCTCAAGGAGTCGGCCAAGCAAGTGGCGAAGACGGCATTCCCCGACGAGAAGTTCGACTCGTCGCTCGATGCCTTTGCTGCCGACGTTGCCGATCGCGCCAATCGCATTCGGTCGGAAGCCTTTCGCTCCGGGGATGAGATTGGATTGGATGAGGCGCGGCAACAGGCGATCGACGAACTGAAACCATTTGTGACTCGCAAGGTGGAGAAGCGGTGGTTCGGCGCCGACATCGTCACTCGCAGCTACAGT